TGCCAATTTATTGTCTTCCATCCAAGTTTCTACTACGTAGTCGAGGTATGTATCAACTTTTTCTACAAGCTCTGCTTTTTGAGCAGCTACTTCTTCTTGTAGTTCAGTTGCGTAGGCTTCTTCCAGACGATCAATTTCTTCTGAAAGTTTTGATTTGACCGCAGCTTCGAAGATGATTGCAGTTTTAGCTTTGAACTCTTCGGAAAGAGTAGCCTCAGATTCTACTAGTGCATTTAGATCATCAGTGAAGTCCACGTTCAACGGAACATGGCGAGCTTCTGCTACTGCATCTGCTTCTACTTCATTACCCATAAGTGTTTGTAGTACCGCATCAAGCTGAGCGCCGGACATTTCCGCCATCAGATCGTGGGCTGCACTAATTTTTCCTGCTTTAGACTTCAGCATCGGTTCGCTGTTTTTCTTACTACCTTTGAGTTGTGGGGCTGTTGGGCCTTTTTTCTCAGCGGCAGATGTTGCAGCGATAGATTGCTTTTCAGCGTTTTTAGGATCGTGAGCTTCTTCGACATTCATCTCGTCATCAAGCGCAACATCCTGGTTGAATTCATCAGCCATTTTGTGACTCCTATATTATTTTTGTTTCAGCAACGAGAGGAAATTCTTAAACTCACGCACCTGAACCTCATAAAGGTTGCTGCGTGGAGCCTTTTTAATTTCAGTCTCCATTCTTTCAATGACCTGAGGTTGGATCATACCATTATTCCAGACCCACTCTACACCTTCCATTATTCCATTAACAAAAGCTGTCGGTGCAGACGGATCTTGTACAATATCAACTGTACTAAGATAAAAGTCATCCTTGACGTACATGACGCCGTTTCTTTCCTCAAGACTACCCATACCACGAGTTGACACACCTAGTCGAACACCACCTTCAAGTAAACCTTTTACAATATTACCCATAGGAGTTTCTAATATGCGTGCTTTTCCAACAACATCGTTGCCCTTCCAATCAAGGCCTTCGATGATGTGAGAAACTTTATCCAAGTTAATAGTTGGACCTTCTGGGTGATTCAACTCACCTACAGCACGTCCAGTTTTCACTTGTTCAGTAACGTAACGATCAACCGCTTTTTCCATAATGGCTTTAGGGTAGATACGCCCGTTTCTATTCTTTGCTTCTGATTGCATAAAAACACCTTCGATGAAGTGACGTTTGCCACCACCTTCGGTTTTCTCTGTT